TTGAACGCATCCCAAACAGCGGTTCCGGTTTCGAAGATGAAGCCGCGACAGATCCAGCGAACCGGCTTCCACTTGCGCACGATGCCGTGCAGCGTCCCGGCGAACTCAGGGGTGTATCCGTCAGGTCCCCAAGTGGTACCGCCGTCCCAGTTGAACGAATCCCACGGCGCACCGTCGCCCGTGACGGGATGCGTGCCGGCGGGGAAGGTGATCCAGAATTGCGACCAGTAGGGAGCTGGAAATCCCGGTGGTCCATCGCGACCCGGGAAGAATGTGATCTTGCCCGGCCACCCCGCCGCGGCGAGCTGAGACTCGATCGACTCGGCTGCGCCAGCAAACTCGTACGCGGTCCAAGCCTTGATCAGTCGTGCGCGGTGACTCGCCGCCGATTCCGACGGATAGCGGACCATGCCGCGCTCGTTGCCGATAAACGGCAGCACGTCGTCTGGGCTTTTCTCGTCCTTCAGCCACACCGAGCGCAGCGCGTCGGTCATGCCCTGCGCCATCAGATCGCCAGTCATCCCGTGCAGAACGCCGAACCACCCCGCACTCAGGGCGGAGGTGAACGGGCGAGGCAGAACGCTCGCTACGTAATCGCGAAAGTTGCCCATGGGCTCAATTGGTCGAGCGAACGAAGGTCAGGTTCACGACGCCGAGTGTGACTTTGTAGTGAGAGGCGACGTCGACGTTGTCGGTCGGCAGGTCGATCTTGACTGTCTTTGACACGGGCTGATCGGCGATTCGCACTTCGCGTATCACGTCCTCTATATCGTTCTTCGGCACCACCTGAGTCGGGCCCGGGAAGAAATCGAAACCGCCGAGTGGGATGGTTTTGATGAACTCGTTCAGCGCGGCAAGCGTGGCCGACCGCATGTCTGACTCGGGGAACGCGCCCTTGTAGTAGACGAAGCCGGTGATGTTCAGCTGTTGTTCGTACGCCTTTCGTACGAACACGATCGGGACCGGCGCGTTGGAGCCGAGCACGTAGCGCTCGAGCAGTGCCTGCGCTGCCGTCACATCGGGATCGGTTGCGGTCGTAAGGTCGCCAGCGATCCAAACGTCGAACGTTCCAGCTCCACGCGGATTCTTGTCATCTACCTCAACAACAGTAATTCCAGGCGACGAGCTGAGCGTGAGCTGGATCACCGCGTCGCGAATCAGCTCGAAGCGAGTCAGCAGGGCCCACTTCGTCTTGTTGCGTTGCTGCAGACGAGGGTCCGTTTCGGCATTCGAGCCAGAGCGCAAGATCTGGTCGGAACTGATGGTCACGCCGGCCAGCGTCGTCACCATGCGGTTCACGCTGTTGGCGGCCTTGTTCGCCTCTTCTCCGGCTACCTCGGCCTCGAACACCAAGCTCGATACCGATCCACCACTGGGGATGGTGACCGGGTACGTGTTCACGTCGTCCTCGATGTTCCGATACGTCGGGCCGTCCGGGTGCTCGATGACGAGATCGCCCACGTTGAACGTATGAGGTCCCGCATCGACCGAGCAGCTCAGGGAGATCGTGCGCTGCGCCGTCGTCGCTTGGTTTCGAGCGTTGTCGTACTGGCTCGAGCTGTATCGCGTGAGCGCGTCAGCCTGCGCGGTGTCGTTTAGCCCCATCGTCTTGAGAAAGACGGCGACCTTGGACAGCTGCGACCAGATCTCGGCGCTCAGCTCGACGCACGCAAGTGGGACCGAGCCCTCTTGCCAAGACGTCGCAGCGAAACCGACCGTCTCAAGATAGTCGAGACACGTCTGCTTCGCCTCATCGTGGGTGACTTCCACGATGTCGGACCAGTTGAGAGTGGGCATGCGCTAGGCGGCGTTCTGAAGAATGATCAAGTTCGCTGCTGCGTCCGTGATCGTGAGCGTGAAGACGTAGGGGCCGGCGGCGTCCGTGACCTCGATCACCAGGTGAATGCGTCGGCCCGAGTCTTGGACTTCTGCGCGCACCTTCACCGAGTCGACCTGCTCGTCCTTGAGGCACTCGGACTCAGCGGCGGACGCGATCGCTTCGGGCGTTGCCTTGCTGAGCAAGTACTGCCGGAGGTCGGTCCCGAACTTGGGCCACCACGGGAATCGGCCGCGGGGCGTTTGCAGTCGCCGGGCGAGACGGTGCGCGCACGCCGTTCGCCCCGAGACCTGGGGCATGTCGGGCAACATGTCCTCGACGCAGAACACGTCGATTGTCCCCTCGATTTTGGTCAGATCCGCCATGATTGGGCCGTTCAGTTGCGTCGGCCCGCGGACTGGCTACCCTGCAAGGATGAGGGTTTTTGCCTTGGGGCTAGTTTTGTTGGTCGGATGCGCGGACCCGCCGAAGAGTGCCAAGCGGCAGGAACCGAGCGAAGTGACGGCGGGCGCTGCGGGTACCGCCATTGCGTGCGCCTCAGGCGCCATTGGTGAGGCGGGCGAGTCTGGTGAGGCCGGCGCAGGTGGCGAGGAAGAACCCGCCGCCGCGGGCGGCGCGGGCGGGCGCGTCGCGGGTCAGGCGGGTAGGGGCGGCGCGGGTGGCGCTACAGCTGGGTCAGCGGGCGCGGGTGGCACTCTGCAGGCAGCGGGCGGAGGCGCGTCCGAGAGTGACCCTTCTTGTGCGTACATCCCGGCCTGCCAGTCGGGCGACTGCGTTTTTAGCGCGCCCCAGGATCTCGGAGTTTGCTCAGTCCGGGTCTACTTTTGCGGCCAGGTATCCGGCTATCGCACGAGCGACGGAAAGACTTTCGAATGCTCTGGCGCATACCCGAATACGGATTGCGCGCAAGCGGTCCAAGCGAGTTCGACGCACTGCGCACCCAGTGCGTCCGGCGGTTCGGGAGGCGCCCATCAGGCGGGAGCCGGTGGCGGTCCCGGATGCTCCTCCACCAGCGAACAGTGCACAGCTGCGACGTTCGGCTCCTGTGCCGCTTGCAAGGTTCTCTCTTGCGCGGGGATCGATACGATCAGCTGCAGTCTTTACTGCGCGTTCAGCACGACGATCGGTACTGAGCACCGATTTGAATGCAACAGCGCGCCGGGGAACTCGGCGGCGTCGAATGCGGCTATTCAGGATTGCAAACTATACTGCCAGTGAGCGGCTAGCCAGTCAGCAGTACCTTGCCCAGTGCCTCGAACACCGCGGGGTCGGTCGCGAGGAAAGTCACGCTGTGAACCATGTTCTGCGGCGGCGCAATGGGCGAGATCTTCGCCTGCATCTCGCCGCCAAACGTCGGAGCGAGCCCGTGATGCGTGAACACGTACACGCCCGCAGTGAGCAGCGCCGATTGCAATGCAAGCAGGACAGAGAGCTGCGCCTGCAGTGAGATGATCACCTCGGCCATCACCGCAACGCTAACGTTTACTTCGGGTAGCCCCACCGACGCTTGAAGTGAAGCCAACAGCGATGCGGCCGCTTCGATCTTCGTAGCGAGTGTCGGCGGCGAAATACCTACGGATACCTGCAGGGCGACAGCCCCCGCGACTTGCGCCGACAATGACCCGACGGCTTGAGCGACCAGCGAAGCAAGCGCCGGGCTGGTTTGCCCAACAGAAACCCTAGCAACCAGCTCCGCTGTCACGCGATAGCCTTGGTGTTGGCGCCGTCGATCACGGCCAGCAGTGAAGTGGTCACGGTGATAAAGCCAGTGAACGGCGTCTCGGCCGGATGTATCACCCCGGCAATGGCAATTGGAACGGCTGGAGCCACGAATACTTGCACTGGATCACCGAGCCGAGCGATCCCGGCGCTGCGCCCGCCGGCGACGAACTCCACGCTCTCGACAGTTTCCTCGTTCGACTCCCAGTTGTGAGCAAACGGCCGCTTGGGGTCGCCCGCCGCAAAGGCCAAGTGGCACCGCGCGCCGGGCTTGAGCTTCGCGCGCACCCCGGGGATCCCGTAGCGGATCGGAACCTTGTCCAACCCGGCAGCCTTCATCGCCTCGTCGTCGGGCAGGAGCTGCAGCGTGTAATCCGGGTTTTGTGTGATCACCTTGCACGGCCACTCGCGCGAGTAGTCGACATCGCGCCGCTGCCCAGAAAGGAACTGCTCGAGTGCCGCGCGCGGGTGGTCCTTGCGGATCTCGGTGCGGAGCTCGTTCGGGCCGAGCGTGTGGGTTACGTACTCGACGCGCTGCCCCTGGAACACGACGCCCGGAACGATGTCTGGCGCATCGGGGGCGAGCGTGAGTGCGCCGTTCGACCAGTCCTCGTCAACTACGCGATGGTCGGTTGTGACCTCGGGCCAGAGCTCGACGCCGAACCACACCTCGCCGTTGCGCAGCACCCGCCACTCGGCGTTGACCTCCTTGGCCAAATCCGTGAGCGCGTCCTCGCCCGTGCCAGACGACACGTGCCAACGCGGCAGGTACTGATCGAGCGTCGGGCCGTCCGACAGATCCGAAAGGTCTTCGCCGCACTCGTGCAGAATGTCGCGAACGATCGTCTTGACCTGCACGCCCGCGGCGCCCGTGTAGCTCTTACCCGAGATCGGGTTCCTCAACCCGCCATTGCCGCCGATGATCCTACAGCGCGCGCGGGAGCCATCGATCCCCGTGTTGTCCGGGTCGACGGTGCCAACGAACACCTTCTCGTCGACCTCGAAATGCACCTTGCCGGTGAGCGGCTTCTCGTCGTCGGTCACCAGTTCCGCGAACCAGCAACCCTTGCGGGCCATGCGCACCTCGCAGGTGAGCGGCGACTTGGGCGTGGGTGGAACCAGGGCGCTGGCTTGGCCCTGGGACTGCCCGAGGTGGCCATCGAGCTCGCGGAACGCGGCGTCGACCCCTGCGCCGTCTACCGCACGGCCCGGCGGCATCACGCCGCGCGTGCCCGCGACCTTGGCCGAGGCCGCGTTCATGGTGGACAGCTGGACGTTCAGCTTGGCCACTGCGGCCGTCGCCGATTGCAGCGTCGTTACTAGCTTGGCGCTCAGCGACGCCGACGCCGAGAAGCCAACCCCGAGACTCACGCCTGCGCTGACCGCGGCCGCAGTCTTGGCGCTGACGCCGATGCCGAGCGATAGAGCATCAGTCTTCGCGCCAGCCTTCGCGCCGACGCCGACCTTGGCCGAGGCCTTCACCGAAGCGGCGATCGTGGCCGTGATCGCGGCCAGCGCCGCCTGCGAAGCGTCGAGCTTCTTCTTATGGGCCTGCGTCGTCCAGGCAAGCTTCTTCTGCGCCGTGACCGTCGCCGTCAGTTTCGCAGTGAGCGCCTCGGCGACGCTCGAAGGGGTGGCGGTCATGGGTTCAGGATGAACGAGTTGTCGAGCATGTTGTCGGTGTTGCGGACCTGGCCATCACCAGCCGGGCTCTTGTCGTCCTTGTCGTTCGGATCGAGACGGTGGTTGCGCGTTCCGAC